GTCGAAGGAAACGGTGGTATCCGTTGCGGCGATGCTTCCAACCGCGACCTGTTCGATCCAGACCGGAACATAGACCTTGGAGACGCCGTTCTTGCGCATGAAGGACTTCGCGCGGAGGAACTCGGCTTCCGTCAGGCGGGACTTGTAGTTGAAGGTCTGCCGGGGCGCGTCACGCAAGGCCATGCGCTGTTCGGCCGTGCGGGCGTTGAGCACATCCGAAAGCCATCCCAGCGTCTCGCCCGACCCAACGAGGGGACGGAAGGGCCACAGGTCGGTCATCAGGCAGCCTTGTTCCGGTTGACGATGTTCATCACGATCTGCTCGCCCTCATCGGTATTGAGGTACTGACCAACAACGGACGGATCGTTGACATTGATGTTCTTGAACGAGGTCTTTTGCGACTTGATCGCGGAAACCAGCGTGTCGAGATCGCCTTTCGACAGACCGGACTGTTGAGGCTGGACCGGCATATGCATGGGGCGCGTGACCATGCCCCGGCGAAGCGATTCCGCCATCCCGACACCGCCGACGCGGGCGACATCGGCCTGCGACCAGACCACCTCACCCTTGTGAACGATGCCGGCCGGCTGCTTGACGCCACCCGGCCCGGTATAACCGCCGGAATCATAGAGGCCTCCATGACCGAGCAGAACTGACAGCGATGCAAGCGGGCTGAGAGAAGGCCCGAATAGACCTCCAAGACCGCCCAGCCCGAATAGCGAGCCGAAAACCTTGAAGATGCTCATGACACCGTTCAACAGGCCGCCGCCCATAGGCAGAGACGGCGCGGCGGGGAAAGCGCCAGGTAGCGAGGGCAGACCGGGAAGCGACGCTGGACCGTTATTCCCTCCACTAAGCATCTTCAGCAGGGAAGTAATAGATCCGCCCGGATTGCTTCCGTCGATCGGCGAGCCGCCCTTCAGCATGTCGAACAGTCCGCCGCCGCTACTACCGGGGAGGATATTGCCGAGAAGGCTTTGACCGACTTTCGAAATGCCGGTGTCGAATGAACCAAGGCCAGAAGTGGCCTTCGTCAAGGCATCTGAGAACTTCGCGACATAGCTGTTGCCGGTCGTACCGAGAATGTCGGCCCCCATTCCGCCCTTGCCCACAGAGCCAGGACCGCCGAACCACGCCTGTGCCGCACCGGCGGGACCGAACTTGTTGACGTAGCCGCCGAATATCTTGGAGAAGATCGCGTCCTGAGCGGCTTTGTTGCCAAGGAACTGATCAGGCGTCAGCGCATAACCGAGCGCCTGTTTGCTCCATGGACCGATGTTGTCGCCCATGATCTGATAGGCGCCATAGGCACGATCGCCATTTTTGGTGAGCGGCCCAAGCGCGTTGTAGTTCCCGGCGAAAGACCCGCTTTCGATGCTCTTGATCGCCTGACCGTAGAGGCCGATCGGCATGACATTGCTGTTGGCCGGCGTGCCGAGCGGCGAGCCGAGTTGCGAGAGAAGATGCGATGCGCTAGCCGGCGTGTTCTGGCCGGGAAGACCAGGGATACCATTCGGGAGACCAGGAATGCCGCCCGGCGCACCGATTGGCGAACCGTTGATGAAGACGCTGGCCGCCGTCACCTGCATCGAAGATAGTGCAGTGGTCGACAATCCCGGTATCTTGCTGGGTAAGTCCTGCTTGCCGCCGAACAGCGCCTTGAAGAAGCCGCCAATGCCGCCGACGTCATGTAGTGTCGGAAGCTGCGTGCCATAGAGCTTGTTCTTGAGCGGATTGACGAGGTCGAGATCGACGATGGATTTCAGGAACGTCTTGCCGATGCCGAGAAACGTCTCCTTGATGTCCTTGCCGCCGTTGAGAAGACTGTCCTCGATCTTGTCGATCGCATCCATGCCCTCCGTCTGGACGCCTTTCCAGGCGTTCGCCATTTCCTTGATGTGGTCGGTAAAACGGATTGCCGCAGCGTCGGCGCTGTTCAGGTTTTCCGGCAGGCCTGCACTGCGGAGGCGCGATGCGATGCTCTGATCTTTCGGTGAGCGGCCGGCCTGGCGCAGTTCGAAACCGAGATCGTCATGAAGTCGGGCGCGGCCGATCTGTTCGGCCATCTGGCCATAAGCCGCCGCCTTCTGCCTGATGAGATCGAGTTCCCGCTGATCAACCGGAATGTTGTTCCGCGCCGCTTCCTCGCGAAGCTGCTGCGTCAACTGGAACTCCATCCGCATCGCCGCGACCTGGCCGCCAGTCTTGCCGATGAGATCGAGATCAAGGCGCTGCGAGGCAAGAGTGGCGTCGAGCGAACGCTTGCGCTCCTCCCGCGCCTGCTGGAGTTGGTGCATGGCCTGCGCGTAGGCAACGGCGCCGGCCGTCGCGATGCGGTAATTGCGGACCTCGGCGCTTTCGTTCGGATCGACAGGCCGGGCGCGCTCCCTCGCATCAGCGGCCCTGCGGAGGTGGTCGGGAGAGCGGGCACCAATCGTCGAGAGATCGACGGCCCGCTGTTGCTGAAGCTGGAACAGCGTGTCGGCGTTGCGGTTGAGATAGGTCTGCATCGCCGCGCCGTCGCGGGGCTGATAGGCCCCCATGCCATGCATGGCGAGTTCGGCCTGGCGGGCGTTTTGCTCGTTGGCCTGTTTCGCTTTCAAGATGGCTTCGCCAAGTTTCTCCCATTGCTCCGTGAACCGCTGAAGGTCCGGCCTCGTGGCAATAACCCGGTCCAGGGAACTATGGAGATCGTCGATATCCCGGAAGCCGTTATCGCTCCGGAGCTTGCCGATGATCTTGTCGATCAGGTTGTAGGTCTGGACGAAAGCCGGATCGGCGATATTCCCCTGGAAACCGGATGCAATCGCCAAGGGGTTTTCAAGCTGGGAACGCTGCTCCTTGATGAAGGCAGTGCCCTGCCGCGTTAGTTTGTTCAAGTCGACAGCGGTGAGGCCTTGCGTGGCCTTGCTCACACGTTCGAGGAAATCAGCCGCCGTATTCGCGCTGCTTCCAATCTTGTCCAGCCACGTTTGAAATTCCTTCGCTTCGGCCGATGTGTCATGGAAGTACCGGACGAGAGCATAGGTGCCGACGCCGAGCGCAGTTACGCCAGCGGCGGCCAGACCGACCGGCCCGAGAAAGCCAGCGACCGCAGCCCCAGCTTCGACGGCCGAACCCTTGATGGCCTTGAGCGACCCCGCAACGCCTCCCTCGTTCATCTGGAGGCCTTGCAAAACCTGACCACCCTGTGAGACGGCGATCTGCGATAGCGGGGCACCAAGGAGCGCCATGGTGATGATATCGTTGGCCTGATAGCCAAAGTTCTGAAGTTGGCCTGATGAAAGCCGCGCGTTGTTGTTGGCGGGCGTGATCCGCCGCTGCGCTTCTATCCTGGCATTGGCCGCCATGATCGCGGTGGCGAGTTCCATCTGGCCTTTGGCCGCAAACTGTGCGGCATCGCCCATCAGGCTATACTTGCGGTATATGCCATCGAGGATCGGCTGCGCCTGATTGATGGTGAGATTGCCCTTCTCCATCTCGCGCGACAGCGAGTTGAGCGCGGACTGGAACCGTTGGGCGGACGCATAGCCATCGACATACTGGCGCGACAGGCGGCCGACGACATCACCGGCTTGGCTGATCTTATGGTTGACCGCATCCGAAGCCACGCCAATGCCAGCAACGGCTTTGCCCGCAGACGCGGCGGCTGCGTCGAGTTGTTTCGCACCCTGCACGAACTTCGACGGATCAAGGTCCGGGCGCACCGCCAGCGATGATAGCTGTGTGGTCATTTATCGGTAGCTTTCGACTTGTCCTGTTCGGCGCGGTATTTCAGCCATTCGGCGTCGATCACGCCCATGAAGGCGCGGAAGACGCGGAAATCAGCGCCGATGAGGCCGTGATCACGCGCATAGGCGCTGAGAGCCTGATAGCTGATCGGCCCCTCGCCACCCATCGCGCCGTAGACGCGATCGAAGCGAAGAGCCTCCCACGCCTCCCAATAGAGTTCATGCCAGGAGCGCGGATCGAACTCGATATGAGAACCGGCCGCCGCCTGAAGCCATTCGACATCGGGTTCGGATGCTGCAAGTTCATCGAGCCAATCCTGAACTTCGGCGGATCGGCCTTCGCGCGCTAGGCGGCTGCGGAAGGCCGCCCGGAGTTTTTTGCCTCTTCCTCGACAAACTCAATCTCGACCTGGGAAACCTGTCCAGCGCAATATTCGATGGCAGCGACGACATTTCGAAACTGCGGATCGGAAAGCGTCTCCATTGCCTTTTCGGGCGAATATTCGACATCGAGGCCGCGCCAGCCATGCAGGATGTGCTTGGCATAGAGCTTGCCGATTTCCGTGGTCGTGACATCGCGCGGGACAGGCTTGCCCTTATGCTGGCGAGCGAGCCGCTGGAGAAGCATATCTCGCGCGGTTGTATATTGGGGGATGAGAAGCGAGGAGACGTTGAAGGCAACGCCGGGCCAGTCGGGGAATTCGATCCAGTCGCCCTTGGCTTCGCGATCGAGGTCGGCTTTGAGGGAGGAGAGCTTTACAGTCATGTTTTCACCTATGTCGGTAGGGGTGCTGGCGAGGCCCGACAACCCCGCCAGCTATCGCACGTGCAATTCAGACTTTCGACCGAACCGCCTTGTCGGAGGCGGATTTTCTGACGGCCCGAGCTATTTTCCGAGCGGCCCTCACTGGCGGCGGAGCGATCGGCGGACGTTCATCCCCGAACACTGCCAGTCCCTTTTGCCGCATGATGCGCGCAAACTCGGCCGGTACCGGCGACGACATGACGCCCGCCCGGAACGGTACGCTCTCGCCCGTTCCCCACGGATCGTCACGAAAGTCCGTCGTGGGGATGATGCCAATCGGCCCGTTCGTCATCACGACGCGGCGGTCCTGGTAATCGACAGGGAGGCGGATGACGAGGAATCGTAAAACGCCTGGAACGGCACCTCCAGCACAACTGGCTGACCGTTGCCGGGCGCGGCGGGACCGCCATCGGTAAACTTCGATTTCGGAATGGAGAAGCTGTACTTGTTGCCGGCTGCGTCTTCCATGTCGAAGCTGATAGCGACATCCTCATGGTTGAGGATCGCCGAATAGGCTTCAAGGCTTTCGAAGAGCACCGTCATGTTGCCGGTGACCTCGAACCGGCCAAGGCCATGCCCATAAGGTGCGTACTGACCAACAACATCCACCTGATAGATGTTATTGTTGATACGCATCGTGAGCGCCTGGATCTTCGGCGTCGAAACCAGTGTGGTCGAACCGATCGACAGGTTCGCCACGTTCAGGCCCGCGTTGAAATCCTCTGTCGTCGTGGCCGCCGTATAGGTCGCGTCAGTGAGGATCGCGCTCGTCGGCGTCGGGCTGTCGATCCCCATGATGCCCCACGTCGCCTGCACAGGCTGACGCGAGCGGAGCGTAAGGTCGAGCGTATTCCAGCGACATCCGCGATACCGGATATAGCTGTCCGTCGCACCCTGCTCATAGGTGAATTCGAGCGTTCCTGCCTTCGCGGTGACGCCGTTCTTCAACACATCACTCGAAAATGCCGAGCAGAAAAGTCGCTCCAGCCATGTGTCGAACGTGGTGTACGAAAACCGCGTATCGATCGACCCGCTTACCGCACGACCTACATCGGTGATGCCCGGAACGTTGCGATCGGATCGAACCTCGTCCGAGATATCAACCTGCTTGTTGATGCGCACGCTGGCGGTGCGATAACGCATGATTTGGAAGACGGGGCTGGAAGACGGGGTTGTGCCGATCGTCGTTTCCGAGATGTCGGCCAAGCGTACCTGTGAACCATCAGCGAAGCTCATGGCGTTTCTCCTTTAGTTTTTCGGAATGGCCGGCAATGCCGGTTACGATGCCGAGGTAATGTCCCGGCGGACCCAGAAAATGGACACTGTGAACGCAAAGTAATTCGGGAAATCCCGACCCGGATCGCCAGCGCCAAGCGACATTTCCGGCATGAACAATCCGCTGACTGGTTGCTCCCGGAACAGGTTCATCAGCGTGCGG